CTCTGACTGCCCTAGTTGCACCTGATCAGTTCAAGACCTACGAAGAGCTGAAGACTCGCCTTGATTATGTTCTAGGTATCAAAGGTACTCCTCGCTTCCAAGATCAAGAGACAGTCGAGGAAGAAGCACAGTTCCGTCGTGAGAACCGTGGTGAGGCAGCACCTATGCCACAGTCCATGCGCGATGAACTAGATTCACTGAGTGATGGTCGTGACTTCAACAGTTCTGATATCACCCAATCTAGTGAAGAAGATGACACTCTGAGTTACTTCCAAAAACTAGCAGAGGAGTGATCACTCTGCAGAGTTGACTCTATTATTGTCTGCTCTGATAGTAGTATTATTCACAAACTGGGAGGATCTGTCATAGCGCAGGTCCTCCCTTAAATCGTTTATGGCTTGTTGAACATACTGTGTTCTTAGTAGATTGATAGATCTTTTCTTATCATTCTCTAAGGCTTCATATTCATAGTTGGTTACACCAGTAACAGGATTCAACATGTTACCGAGTTGATTTGGATTTGGGAATTGGAAATTAGACTGAACGACTATACCTGCAGGTAAACGTAGTCTTCCATCATTATCTTTGACTTCTTTTGTGACATAATACTTGACGTTATTCAAGTCATTCCCATACTTTTCAAGAGCATACTCATACAGATGCTTATCATCTAGAGGCCACTCATCTCTTACGTTTACAATATTATTAGAGATTAGAACTAACCAGTCTAGTTGAGGATCTCCATAATAATCATTTGCTATAGTGTCAGGTCTCTCTCCTTGTCTAACTTCATACTTGTCAAATACAGTTAGTTGAGCCTGAACATCATCTCTAAGTTTGACTCTTCTAAAGAAATTTTTGAGTTTGATATAATCTCTATCAGAAACCCTATCTTTAAATGGTGTTGGATATTCTATGTCTGGTAGATGTCTGAAGTAACTCATTAGTAACCGACTCCATTAGTTGCTGCAGTATCATAATCATCAGAGTAGATGGGAGCAAGTTCTTGTAATGATAAACTCATTTCCATTGCAACAGGTGTCCCATCGTCATATGTTGCATAAGTTCCAGAACTAGTATAATTAACACTCATATTAGTGAGTGCCATAGGTTTGAAAGAGTTTAGAAATGGATGATCTCCACTACCTTTCTTATATGTTATTTGAAAGATATCTGGAGTTCTAATGAATACTCCACCAGCACCACCATCAAGTTTTGGTGTAGATGCAATTTTAATTGTTCTGATAATTTCTTTTATCTCTTGACCTTCTTTTTCATTTCTAGGAACAAATTGAAAACTGAATTGAAATTGTCTTAATGTTGGACCATTAAATAACAACTCCATATTTGGATTCAAAACTTGACCAGTTCTTCTTGCAAGAACCTGTGAAGCAGTAACATTACTACCAAACCCCTGAACAATTTTTGCAGCTAATCCAGAAAGGACTCTTTCCTTTCCATCTTGAGCAGTACCAAATAATTCTGCGCCTGTTGCTTTTATCGCACCTAAAGCTTCTGCAGCATCTCCTGTCATAACATCTTCGGCACCACCAAGAGCAGATCTTTCAAATGCATTGAGTCTGCCAGATCCCCAAGAGATTCCATTTGAATCTGTAATATTTGTGGGAATTGGTAATATAATTGATGCCTGAGTTGTTGCTCTGGTATTACCCAGTCCCCTACTTAATCTCTGACGTAATTGACTACCTTCAAACCCAGCCGGTTTATACTTTTCAATAGTCATGAAAAGATAGTCCGACTCTTTTGTCAGAGTGGCAAGTGGATATCGGAGACTTTTTGCCATGTATCTTTTTAGGTATTTAGTCTATAATTGGCATATGGAATATTCCTCAAGTCACTTACTTCGTTTGGATGTACCAAATGAAGTGGTCCGACAACTTCTTCATTGGTGTAATTGCGGAATTCTCCCCAGTGGTAATTGATACCACGGAAACCCCACTCAAACTTACCAACAACAGCTACTAATGGGTTTTGATCGTATTTTAGGTTTGGTGTCTTAGGTGAGTATACAAATGTGCAATAGTTACCAACCTCAACTTCAGTTGATTCGATAACTTCAGTTAATACTCCCATAATTTCAATCATCAAATCATCTGGATTCTCAGACCCAGATAGTTTATCGACGATTGATTGAACTCGGTTCATATTCCTAGTTCGACCTCTGTAAACACCTTGAACAACCAGTTACGATCTTCACAAAAGTCCTGTGCAGCTTTCCACTTTGCCTGGTTCTTGGCATATTCAGTGACTTCTCTAATGTATGATTTTGTTTTCTTCTCTTGAACTTTAGGTTCAACACACTGTCTTTTGGGTTTGATTTCAATCACATACTTTTTGATTGACCCATTACTTTCACGAACCTTGATATAGAAATCTGGGAAGTATCTGTGAACTCTAGAATCAACTGGTGAACGATATGGTATCCAGAATTCTTCACTACCCCATTCAAGAATGTTCTCATTTAGGTCACAGTAGACCATGAACTTTCTTTCCCAAAGAGACCTATAAATAATGTTAGTTGGGTCTCCTCTATACTTTTTTGTATTTGAGGGGCGAAATTTACCTTTATATGACATTCATAAAAATTTTCACTATAGGTATTTAGAGTGCCAAGACCAAAAAGAATTTCAGATCTAAAACCAGTCTTAATGAATCTAGCTCAAAGTTCACACTTTGAGGTGATCATGGATGGATTCCCTAAAGGGTTGAGAAAATATTTAGATAAGAGAGGAGTTGATTCAGACTTCATCTATCGAAAGGCAGGACTTTTATGTCATGATGCATCTCTACCTGGATCATCACTTGCCACAGTAAATGTGGAAGGTAATTTTACAGGTGTGCAGCAGCAGTATGCACATACTAGACAGTTTGGGAATATTACCCTACAATTCTATTGTGACTCTGAGTATAAGATGCTTAGGTTCTTTGAATACTGGATAGAATATATTTCTGGAGCGGGATCATCAGATAGTCTTGCTAAAGGATATTTTTATAGGATGAGATATCCTGATCAGTATAAGTGTGAAGCAATGACTATTGTCAAGTTTGATCGAGATTATGAAGCTAAGAATAGTATGCAATATAATTTTGTGTCACTATTCCCAAAGGCAGTATCATCAACTCCAGTATCTTATGAGGCATCTCAGGTTCTTCGTATTAGTGTAGAATTTAATTATGATAGATATGTGGTTGGTGCTGCTGGAGAACTTGGTGCTGGTGGGGATAAACTAAAAGATATTGCAGACACATCAGATGATGCTCTGTATAGTAAGGCATATAGAGATGCTACAAGATCATCTGGAAATAGTGAAACCTTACCATCTGGATTGTCTCAGTATTTCACATCACCAAACGCATTCAAGAGTTTCAGAGAGCAGTTAACAAATCAGGCTTTCGTTAATGATTTTATCAATAGCAAACCCGATTTTGGTGGTGATGGACTACCTGCTAGGAAGTATATTAACTTCAGTAAGTCCTCATAAATAAAAAAAATATCATAGTATATCATGCCTTTACCAAAGTCTACGACTCCTGTCTATGAACTTGAGTTGCCCTCAACAAAGAAAAAGATTAAGTATCGTCCATTTCTAGTAAAGGAAGAAAAAGTTCTTATCTTAGCTCTTGAAAGTGAAGATATGAAGCAGGTTACAGACGCTGTAAAGAATGTTCTGACTGCTTGTATTCAGACCAGAGGTGTCAAGGTAGATAAACTATCTACTTTCGATATTGAGTATCTGTTCTTAAATGTTCGTGGTAAGTCTGTAGGTGAAGTTATTGATGTAAATGTGACTTGCCCCGATGATGGTGAAACATCTGTAGAGATGCAAATTAATATTGATGACATCAAAGTCTCTACTGATGAAGAACATAATCGAGATATTAAACTCGATGATAATTTAACATTGAGAATGAGGTATCCATCTCTGAATGAGTTTGTTCAAAATAATTTCTCTCAAGGTGATGTAAATGTTGATGAGGGTTTTGAAATCATTGCAAATTGTATTGAACAAGTCTTTAACGAAGAAGAATCTTGGAGTGCAACTGATTGCAGCAAAAAAGAATTGAGAGATTTTGTTGAGAATTTGACAACCTCACAATTCACTAAAGTTGAGAAGTTTTTCTTGACAATGCCAAAACTTACACACACTATTAAAGTAACCAATCCCAAGACAAAGGTTGAGAGTGATATCGTATTAGAAGGTCTAGCATCTTTTTTCGGTTAGCCCTGGCGCATGAGAATCTGTCCTCATACTACCAGACGAATTTTGCTTTGATGCAGCACCATAAATACAGCCTGACAGAGTTAGAAAATATGATGCCGTGGGAAAGAGATGTATATATTACTCTACTCACATCTTACTTAGAAGAAGAGGAACTAAGGTATAAGCAAAAACATGGTATCTAATCTCCTACTAAGACCATCTCTATTGCAGAGTAGAGCGTTGACCCCATCAACGCTTATGGTTAATCGTGGAAGAGAAAAAAGAGAACAACTTTTATCGAAACAATTAGTTTCAATAAACCAAAATATTATAGCAGTAGGAAATAATATACAGACAGTTGCTAATGCACTGACGACTGAAGATAGAGTTAACACTATTAGAGTTAGAAGAGAAAAGACTAGAAGACTTAGATCAGCAGAGAAAGAAACTTTTGGTGGTGCAGAGAAGGCATTAGAAAGTTCTGTTGTTAGGGCAATTAAAGCACCAATAAATGCTATAACAAAAACTATCTCTGGACCATTAGGATCGTTGAAGAAGGCGCTACTTCTTCTATTTGGTGGATGGCTCACCGACAAACTCATCAAGATGTTTGATGAGGAAGGTGGAACTTTCACTGAAAGACTTAAAAAGTTTGGATTTGAAATAGTAAAAGGACTTGGTGCAGCAGTAGGCATCATGTCTGTGCTTGATGGCAATTTCTTTAGAATTGCCAGAATAATGGGATCACTTGCTTTTAGAATTGGCAAGTTTCTTATTTTAGCACCATTTAAATTATTAAAGACATTATTCAAGTTAAGACCTGGAAGTGGACCCAAATTAAAAGGTCCTGGAAAAAAACCACCTAAGGTAGAAAGAGGAAAAACTAGGATAAAAGGTGGTGGAAATGTTAAAACAAGAGCTAGACTGGGTAGATTATTTGGTAGAACCTTAGCGGGTCTTGGCGGAGCTCTTGAATATAAAAGTGGTAGAGAGGAAGGATATGATTCAGGATTAGCAGCATTAAAATCACTACTTGTTACTGGATCCGCATATGGAACTGGTGCATTAGTTGCAAAAGGATTAGCACTTACTGGTGTTGGACTTGTATTATCACTTCCTGCTGGTGCTGCAGCCGCAACTGGTGCAGCAACTGGAGCAAGTGCATTATTTGATCAAATGTTTGGTCAATTTAAGAAAGAAGGGCAGGGAACTTTTGAATTATTTGATTTGGAAGGAAACCCTATGAAAGATTATGAACTTCAAATCTATGAGGGAGGCAGATTTGAAGTTAAAAAGACTGGAATGTTCCAAAATCCATTCGCTGCTCCAATTATAGATTCTGGTAAAATTCTTTCTGGTGAACAGACAATAAATCCAGACGGAAAAAATGCAGAGTTACTTGAAGCTGCCTTAAGACAAGTGATGTATATGTCACTAGATGATACAAAGGAGTATGAAACTAGAAGACAATCATATTTACAAGTTGCTCAAAAAGCTTTCGGTAAACTTGATATAGAACCATTTGATCGCCAAAAAACATACAGTGAACTTGTTACTGGAACTCAAGATCCAAGAAAACAAAGTATGGTAGAAGGTTTAATCAAGTCTGGTTTCCCAGCTGATGAAGCCTCTAATATTGCATCTCTTGTCTTTGATTCAGGTGACTCGGCATCAACTGCTGCTAATGTTGGCACTCCTACTTATGTTCCCGTAATTCTAACAAAAAATAAAGAAAACCCACTTAATGATTTAGCTAGAACAATCTATGGTGTTAGGATGTAATCATGGAAAGTATACTAAGTCAGAACATAACATCACTAAGAACAAGTAGCATCTTTGCTAGAAAAGCTTCTATTAATCTTAGATCAGTTGTTACTAAAAAGAGAATTTCTAGTCAAAAGTTATTTGCTGATGAAAAAAGAGTTACTTACATATTTGATCAAAGAAGAAAAAGGCAGAAAAGAGAAGAACTTTTAGAAGCAAATAAAATTAAATCTCTTTCTTCTGGTTCAGTATCTTATCTTGCAAACAAGGGAAAAGGATTCCTAGGAAGAATTATGGGAGCGATAGGTTCCTTGTTCTTAGGATGGTTGATTCAAAATTATCCTATAATTAGAGATAATGTAATCAGATTAAAAGAAAAAATTGATTCTATTACTGGATCTGCTAAAAAGTTTTTAGAAGATTCTTTTCAAATTTTAAAACCTATCAAAGATTTTGCAGTAGAATCATTTGCTTACGTTAGACAAAATTTTGACTTTGAGAGTGTAAAGGGTAGCATGGAAATTGTTGCCAATAACTTGGAAAATAAATTTGTAGAATTACGAGATTCTTTTTCAGATACTTATGATTGGGTAAAAGAAAATTTACCAAAAACTATATTTGAATATTTGGGCATTCAATTGCCTGGAGTTACAGAACAACCAGAAGAACCAGAAGAACCAGTATATTATGGTCCTGGTGGTGATCCATCTGGATCTGGTAGAGGACAAGCACAACAAAGACCACAGCAACCACAGCAGCCAGAACAATTATCTAAAAAAGATCCAGATCTTTGGACATTAGTTGCTATATCCGCTCTAGAAGATAGTGATCCACAAGGTCGTGCAGATGTTGCACAGTCAATCTATAATCGAAAGAGAGCTGGTGCAAAGTTTGGATATAGGGGTGGATCAATAAAAGGATTAATTTTAGAAGGTAATGGTAAACAATATCAACCTGTAGAGAGGGCAGTTAGAGAGTTTCGTGCTATTGAGGATAGAGAGGGTGCCATCAAGGCATTGATGAAAGCAGATAATCTATCAAGAGAGGTTGCTGCTAGAGAAATTGATGCTACACTATCAGCACTAACAAATAAAACCCTTCAGAGAAATGCCAGAGCTTGGGTTCAGGGTAGAACTGATTTTTATGGAAAAAGTTTAACTCCACCAGAGAGTGCTACTGAGATAAGACAAAGAAATGCTAATGATAATAAGTTTGGAAACTTTGTAGGTCCTGGTTCAAAACGATATGCACAAACTGGAAGAAATAGATACATTGCTGCTCAACCACCAGCAGGAATTAGTTCTAGACCAGAGAAATTTTATGGTGCTCCCGTAAGTGGAAACACTGGATCTTCAGTTGGTAATAGACCTGCAAGAACATCTGTTTCTATCAGTAACTCACCATTCATGCCAGGAGAAACTGGAGGAGCTCAAATCGTATCTGCAATGGGTACACGCAATGGTAGACAACATCAAGGTGTTGATATTGCTGCTAACAGAGGCACAGGTTTATATGCATATTTACCTGGAAAAATCACACAAAATAAATTTGATCCTGGATATGGAAACTTAGTTGAATGGAGAGATTCTGTTTATAATCAACTACATCTATTCTCACACATGATGTCACCTTCACCATTACAAGTTGGTGAAAGATTCAATGCAGGAGATCTTCTGGGTCAAGTTGGAAGCACTGGTCGTTCAGAAGGACCACATTTACATTGGGAGATTGGACCAGCTGGTAAACAAGTCGATCCGATTGACTGGGTAAAGACACATTTAGGAAAAGAGATTGGATACCTAGGTCCAACAATGGAAACTAAAGAAGGTGGTTCTACAACTATAATTACTCCACCCTCACCACAGTCTGAAATGATTGCTAGTGGGCCTTCTTCTGGGACAGTTATTGGTGGTTCTGAAGAAGATGTGTTAAATAGAATTATGAATATTAGACTCGCATACGTATAATGGCAGCTCTAGATCCAGCACAATACCTTAAGTTTGATATCATTGTAAAGGATGAGCGTGGAATAACTCAGGCTGTTGATATTAGGTCATCTGTTGTAGAATTTAGATATTATGAAGATCTTTACTCTCCAATTTTAACTGCTACTGCAACAATTGTAGCAACTGGTAATGTTCAAGTTTCTGGATCTGGTTCAGATAGAAAAACTTTAATTGGCGGCATTCCTTTGGTAGGTGGGGAAGACGTTGATATTCTTATGAGCCATGAAAACTCTTTAATTGGAATATTAGATCTTCCAGCTGCAACTAATTCTACCACTCTTGGTAGATTGATGATCAATAAAATATCAAATATTACTATCAATAATAACAGAGAATCATTTACCATACATCTAATTTCAAAGTCCATTATAGCCAACAATACAAATAGAGTACAAAGACTTTTAAAAAACAATACAATTACGGGTCATGTACTCGATATCATGAATGATGAATTGAATATTATCAAATCTGCTCTTCAAACGAGTGAATCAGTTGGAAATATATCCTATAAAGGAAATAATAAAAAACCATTCACTGTTATATTTGAATTAGCAGCAAAAGCATATGGTTCAGATACGGTTGGATCAAGTGCTGGATTTGTTTTTTATGAAACAAGTTTTGGTCATAGTTTTAGATCTATCGATGACTTGATTCTAGAAGAACCTCGTGCAGTGTATCAAGAAGTCAATGCAATTCTTAGTACGTATGATCCAAAAGGTATAGACCCGAAAAATAAAATACTCGCAAAGACTGTGTTGGAAAATAACAATCTGCTTGAAAATTTACAATATGGTGTATTTGCTTCAACCAGAACTTTTTTCGATCCATTTACAGGCAGTGTATCTGAATTTCAATTTGATTTCACTCCAGATGATTACAAGAAAAAGATAAAAAATCTTGGGAGTGAAACATTTGATATCAAAGAGGAATTTGCAAAACCAAGTAGAAGTTTTTTCAGTGTATTAAGAGAAGGTAGTAATGAATTCTCAAGTACAGATGTAGAAGAGCAAGCTAATTTCATTCTTTCTCAGGCATCTATGAGATATAATACTATTTTGAATCAGGTTATAAATATTATAGTTCCTATGAATTTAGAATTGACTGTCGGTAATACAGTATTAGTCGATTTTCCAAAAACTAGTGATTCCAAAATAGACGAACAAGTCAGCGGAAAATTTTTGATTAAAGAAATGTGTCATTATTCGTCCACAGACGCAGCGTACACCTCTCTACTAATTGTTAGGGACACTTACGGTAGGAAACAAAAGTAAAACCATGGAAAACATCGAAGCTCATATTGCTAAGGATAGAGAAATCCTTGACAATCCACAAACATCTCCACAACAACGTCGTCACATTGAAGGCGAACTGCATGACCTAGAAGACTGGGTGGAGCATCATAAGGAAGAAATTGCGGCAGGAGATCATCACGATCCTACACCACTAGAACTCTATTGTGATCAAGAACCTGGAGCTCCAGAGTGTAAATTGCACGATAATTAATAGATATGAGTTTAATTAATGATTCATTCATTAAAAATTCATTCGCAGGAATGGATGGTTATAGGTGGTTCATCGCACAAGTACCCCCTGGACAAGTTCCAACTAGTGAAGGTTGGGGTGAGAGAGTGCGTATTAGAACTATGGGGCGTGACACTGGAGACGGTACAATCTTGCCTGATGAAGATCTATGTTATGCTAAAATAGCAAAAAGTTGTGAGTCTGGTTTTGACAATAGGCAAAGTAGTGGTATTGTTGGGGGAGAGACTGTTATTGGTTTCTTCCTAGATGGTGACGAAGCTCAGCAACCGATTATTACTGGAGTCATTGATAGATATGTAGATTATAGTGGAACAACAATATCAGATGCAATAGCAGCTAGATCCACAAGTTTTAAAAGTATACCTCCAGCAAGTCTGCCAAATTGGAGAGTTAGTAGTGTAAAATTAACTCCAAATCCTAGAGCTTTTAATGATCCTCAGGGAGAGACTGCAGAACCATCTGGAGAAGAAAAATTACCATGTATCGTTGGGGATGACCAATGTACGCCTGGAACATCTGGTGTATCTGCTCAAGAGATTGAGAAACTAAATGAAGTAAAACCTGGACCAGATAACTGTGGCAATGTTGTATCTAGAATACAAGTAGAACTCAATAGGCTTACTGTTATATTAAGAGGAATAAAAAAATATTATCAACTGTATGTTGTAGAAACTGCTAATCAGATTGCAAATGTAACTGACCAACTGCAAACGATTATCAATAATGTTGCTGCAGTAATGAGAACTCTGGTTCAGAGACTCAGAAACTTTATTCTTAGAAAACTACGTAATCTTTTGAGAGATGCATTAGATGCTATTTTGGGAGATGTTTTAAAAGATATTAAAGACTCTATTATTGCGAAGATATTTGATGCACTATTCTGCGCTTTTCAAGATGTCATTAATAAGTTACCTCTACTGATAGCAGACTTTATTGCTGCTATTATTGGTAGATTCTTTGCGGCACCAGTGTGTGCTGCTGAACAATTTATAAATGCAGTTCTTAATAATCTAATTCAAGATATTGATAACGCTATTCAACCAATTATTAATGAGATTAACGATATCCTAAGTGGTATTCTTGAGATTGGTGGTCAAATAATGGATGCTATTGATCAAGTACTTGGTATACTTGGTTTCTTATGCATTAATAAAGAGTGTTTTGATGTTACTGCTTACACAGCATCTCCATGGGGAGGCCCATCAGCATCTGCAAAAGATAACTATAGAGATTTCCTTTCACAAATTAGTTTACAAGACATTAGTGATGATGCTGTAGAATGGTTGGATAATTCTGGATTTAGTTTGTCAGATGATTTCAGTATTGCTGGACAAGGTGTACTCGGCAAATCTTCATGTGAACTCGTACCCGAACAATGTGGCCCACCACAAATAGAAATATTTGGTGGAAAGGGAGCAGATGCTCTTGCATCTGCTGTTGTGAATCAAGCCGGACAAGTTATTGGTGCAGTATTGGAAAATGCTGGATATGGATATGTAAGACCACCTTTTGTTACTTTCAGGGATCCTTGTGGAAATGGTAAAAATGCAGCTGGATATGGGGTAATTAATGCAGAAGTTGGATCCTTAGAGAAAATTATCATTACAAATCCTGGATATGGTTACTTGGATGCTCCAAATGGCAGGACAACATTTGATCCCATTGAAGATACATTAAGTAGACCAGATCCTAGAGAAGATATTGAATTACCTAATGGTGAGACTGTTAAAGTAGATCCTGGTAACGGTGGAAATACAACTGATCCTGGTGGTCGTGAAACTGATCCTTCTGATGATGATGGTGATGATATAGTTGTACCAGGATATCCTAGAGAGCAGGATCCAAGATTCCCTGTAATTCCTGTTGTTGGATGTTTGGATGAAGTTCTAGTTGTTAGCACTGGTTTTGGATATTCTCAGACTGATGAAATATTCATTAGTCAAAAAATTGAAGGGTTAGAACTCATACCAAGATATACAGATGCTGGTCAGTTGGTTAAATTAGAAGTTTCTGGTAATGTCTGTGGATTTACAGATATCCCAGAAATCACAATAAATAGTGCTACTGGTGCTGGTGTAGAACTTAGACCTGTCTTGACATTCACAAAAGCAACTGAATTTGCAGAGGAAGATAGGAAGAGAATTAAAGAAGGCACCCTCAAAGTTGTACAATGTATTTCTAGCTGATGAAGATAAAAAGAAGTTACCGATTATTAGACAATCAATTTGCGACTATCTTCACTGGTCCTGGAACAGATAAGCATGAAACTGGTAGGCAATTAACTACTTGGACTAAGGCTGGAAATTGTGACACGCATTGGGTAAATGGAGGTCATACAAGGATAGTAAATGGTCCCTCTATGGAGGTAACTAATGCGAGACCTGCTCAAATATTAGAAGAATCAGTATCTAAACTAATAAAATGTGAAAATGGTGATTTTGTAGTTCTTTGTGATGGTAATATAAAATTCAAAGCAAAGAATATTATATTTGAAGCAGAGGGTATATCACCTAATGGAAATATTGATTTAGTTGCCAATGGTAATGTTACTATGGTAACTAATGAAACTATCAGAATTCAGGGTGGTGAAGTTCAAGTTGCTGCTGAAAAGGATATTGTACTTGATGCTAATGGATTCCTATACGCGATTGGTGACATGAAAAATGCTGGACACCCATCAATTGTAGGAACTATTTCATCATTCCTTGGTGGTAATTGGGCAGGTGTATTAGAAGGAGTATCAAATCAAATTAGAGGTCTCAAATAATGGCTGGTTCATTTTCTACATTCACAGCAGGTAAACTTCACGTTGGTGCTATTCCATCTGTCAATCTGACAGTATCCAAGTTATTACCTGGACTATTAACAGTCAACGGTCCAGCATATTTTGGTGCTGTTCCTGCTATTGGTATTGATCGTGCAACAGTTTCTGTTGGTCCACCATTGATTCCTGGTTTACCATTCTCTATGGAAGTTACTGGAGTTACTAACTTTATTGGTGCTCACAATCAGGTCGGTACACATACAGTTGTTGGTGCTGCAACTAAACTTGCAGTTGATACATCTGCTGCGGTAAAAGTAAACACTGGTGCATGTGTTGAGGCAGCTGCACATGTCACTGCAGGAAAGAACCTAACTGCATCTCCAATAACATCTGCAACATCAGTAAAAGCACCTCTAGGTATATTTGCAGCAGTTGCAGCACCATTTAAACAGTTCAATATTCCACATCCAACTAAAGAAGATTATAGACTCACATATGCATGTTTAGAAGGACCTGAGTTTGGTGTATATTACAGAGGAAAGACTAAAGATAAAATAATTCAATTACCAGAATATTGGGTGAGTCTTGTTCATGAAGACTCTATCAGTGTTCAACTCACGCCAATTGGCAAAGCATGTAGTTCATTGCATGTTAAATCAATTAGCAATAATCAAATCACAGTTGGTCATCAGTGTACAGACTTGGAGTATTTCTATCACGTCACTGCAGAAAGAAAGGATCTTGAAGATCTCGTAGTTGAATATAAAGGTGATGACGAGACAGATTATAAGAAGTCTCCTGTCAAGATTAAGCGTGATGGTAGTCGCGTCGAAGATAGATATATAAACTATAATGAGGGTTGATTAAATGTCTAAGAAAGAACTTAGAGATAAGTATGATGAAGAATTGCCACGTCTCAGAGAGGATATAGAAGCTTTAGAGGGATTGAAGAGGAAATCCAATAAGTATATTCCTATGTTGGTAACTCTTGCCTCAGAACCTGACAAGCAATTGGCAGAGAGTGTAATCGATTACAATACAAAACTTGAAGAAGTTGTAAATATACAAAACCAAGCGATTAGTTGTGGATGTTCTGTTTCTGGTATTGGTGTAACAGTTGGTGCTGCAGATATTGGTGTGTCCTACAAATATTATGATGTAGCTAAAGCATCAATGGAGAATTTAAGTGGTGGTGGATATACTGGTGATGATCCTTATGGAGAAAATGGAACTATTAGTTTAACAAGTGGTTCTGGGTCTAGCACTACAATTAACACATCCAATCTAGGAAAAGGTGTTGATAGTTTTGTTGGATCTGGTTCTAGTGTTGCTATGCGTGTGATTAACAATGATTTCTTTATGCCAAGTACATGTTCAGATAGTTGTGCAGAATTAGAAGCAAAAAGACAAGCCGCACTAACTGCAGCAACAAATGCACAAGGTGGAAGAACTTCAATCATAAACAAAGCAGATACTTTCAAAGACGAAATTAAAGAATACGAGATCCAAGTTTGGGCAGCATCGGCAGGTCAGGCTGAGACTCAAGCAAAAATTGATAGAATCGAGACCTTCTATCCAAATATACAAGGCGACTAAACCAGTTTACAAACTGGCACAGTACCCTTGTATCCTAAGCGACAATGGGGTATAATTACTAGGTAATCGAGAGACACAAGATGTTTCAAGAAACAGTTCAAAAATGTATCATCGACATCTGTCGCCGCGAGTTCAAACTACTAGGATCTGATGGTACTGAACGGAATATCTTGTGCGAATCTCCACAACAATTTCTTGATGTTCTACAAGTTGTAGACTTCAATCTGGCAGAAGAACAAATTTCATATGCAGGACTATTGACAAAATGAAGAGCAGGAAGTATGATCAAGAACCAGTCAAAACAACACCACAAAATGTTGAAGAGGCAAATGAAGCACTTTACTATTGTAATATGAATCTTCCTGAAGCAGCTGCACATTGTGGCATGACGATCAAGGAAATGAAGATGACTTTTTATGAATATGTAAAGCATCATCCACCCGTATGTGATATTTGATCGCTGGGTTCTGTTGCTTATTGGTTAAAGCCCATGCCTTATAAGCGTGTGAACCGAGTTCAATTCTCGGCAGAACCATTGCTTCCTTAGCAATCTGGTGAATGCAGCAAACTCATAATTTGCCTAAGGAGAGTTCGATCCTCTCAGGAAGCACCTAGCGAGTATGGCGGAATCGGTAGACGCACCAGACTTAAAATCTGTTGAGAATTAATCTCGTGGGAGTTCAAGTCTCCCTACTCGCATGAAATAATCTATAGAGCATTTCACTTGCTAAATACATCATAAAGCAAGTAGCGTTTCTATATCCATGCCTCTTAGTAAGCTCCAAAATTTTATTAAGAACACCGAGGGTAAACTACTGTATGTCAATCCTAATGACATCGGTGCTACCGACAGTATTGAAAACCAAGGTAATTCTTTATCTCAACCATTTAAGACATTACAAAGGGCGTTAATCGAAGCTGCCCGTTTTTCTTATGTTAGAGGAAACAGTAATGATCTGTTCGATAGAACTACAATTCTACTGTTCCCAGGAGAACACGTAGTAGATAATAGACCAGGATTCAAAATTAAGAATGATAATGGTACAGCGAAAGCTGTGTCTCCCTCTGGTGTAGAAACTCTTGCTCAATCTACCTTAACATTATCAGTTGAATCTGTCTTCGACCTAGGAGTTGAAGATAATATGCTCTACAAGTTCAACAGTGTGAACGGTGGATGCATTCTTCCTAGAGGTACTGCAATCGTTGGTCTTGACCTAAGAAAGACCAAGATTCGCCCATTATATGTTCCAAACCCTACAGATGATGCTGTTCCAGCATCAGATCTTATTCGTCTAACTGGTACTTGTTATTTTAGAGACTTTACTTTCTTTGATGGAGCTCTAGATTCTACTGTATATACTGACTCTGAAGACTTCTCTCCTTCAAATAGATCCAAACCTACATTTTCCCACCACAAACTAACTTGTTTTGGTTATGCTGATGGTGTAAATGAAGTTGATGGTACAGGTCTAACTGACCTTGACATGTATTATAGCAAACTATCTAATGCTTTCAACGAAGCGTCTGGTAGAAACATTGACCAAAAATATCCACAACTTCCTGGTGGATTTGAGAAGTCTAGAATTGAATGGGAAATTGTTGGTGCTTTCGCAGCTGACCCAGTAGAAATCAAGACAATCATCTCTGGTGATGGCATCACACCAAATACTCAAATTACAGTAACAACTGAGAAGGAGCACGGACTAACTTCAGGTACTCCAATTAAGGTTACTGGTGTTAATCCTGATGATTATAATATTTCAACATTCGTACAAGACGTACCCAGTAGTACAAAATTCACCTATCTATTACCTAATGTAGATCCCCTCCTGGCTGCCACTGGAACGACTTCTGGGGCGAAGGTAATCATTGAGACTGATACAGTCACAGGTGCATCTCCATACATCTTCAACGTCTCTCTACGCTCCGTTTATGGCATGAACGGAATGGTAGCCAATGGTAAGAATGCCTCTGGTTTCCGTTCAATGGTTGTAGCACAGTTTACTGCTGTGTCTCTACAAAAAGATGATAGATCTTTTGTAAAATATAACCCTGTATCTAGAACTTATGATGGAATCACGCTCACGAAAGTTACAGGCTCAGAACTTGCGTCAGGTTCATCTTCTACTAACCCAAATACGGTTTACCACTTAGACAGTAACGCTATCTACAGAAGTGGGTGGGAAACTACTCACGTTAAGATGAGTAATGATGCCATCATTCAGTTGGTGTCTGTGTTCGCTATCGGATTCAATAAGCACTTCATGTGTGAGTCTGGTGGTGACGCATCTATTACGAACTCAAACTCTAACTTCGGTCAAATTGCACTTGTTTCTGACGGATTCAAGAAAGAAGCATTTGGAAAGGATGATCTAGGTTATGTTACATCTATTGTAGCTCCTAAAACTGTAGAAAGAAAGACAAGAAGCTTTGACTGGTTAGGTCTAGACGTTGGTCTAACAACCTCTGTTGGTGTTTCTAGTCACCTCTATCTCAACAACTTCACCGATAGAGATAACCCACCAAATATTCTAATTCAGGGTTATAGAGTTGGTGCAAAGCAAGATGATGAACTATTTGTAAAGATTGCTGGTGTCGATTACTCCGCACCGATTTTAATTACAGATAATGTAGTATCAACATCTTCTACTATTGCCAGTGGACAAGGAAGTAAGGAAAGAATTACTCCTATTGGTGGTCTTACCGAAGATGGTGAGTTCTCTACAGATCCAACACCACATAATCTAGTCACTGGTGAAAAGATTCGTATCTTCAGTGAAGATGGAGATCTACCAGAGAACTTAGAAGAAAATACAATTTACTATGCTGTCGTTATCGATAGTATTACATTTGAAGTTGCTTCTACAGAGTCAGATGCACTAAAAGGTGAAACAATTGCAGTTTATGGTGGAACAGGACTAAGAGTTGAAAGTCGTGTATCTGATAAAGCTGCCAATGAAATTGGTTGCCCTGTTCTATATGATCCAAACCACAATAACTGGTTTATTCATGTAGAAGAAGATAATGCCATCTATAACCAACTTCTAGCATCTGATGGTGGTGTTGCTGGAATCGGACCACAAACATCAGAGACTTTCATTAAGAGAATTGCTGATGGTAGAAACTTAAACGACAAGATTTACAAAGTTAGATACTTTGTACCTAAAGAAGCTGATCTAGGTAGAAATCCTGTTGAAGGATTTGTATTACAGGATAGTTCTACTACTAATGTAAGAACTAACCAAGACTTTACTCTTACTGGATTAGACTTAGATGATTATGATTACAACAGAAACGTAAGATACATTGCAACCTGTAGTGTTAGTGGTTCAAATGTAGTCGTAAGATGTGAACTACCACACGAATTACATGTTGGTGATAGAGTACAAATTGTTGATGTTAAGAGCACCACAAACGCCACTGGTGCTGCATTAAGTGGATACAATGGTGAGTTCTCTGTTACTGAGATTAATGATGACCAAACATTTACTTATGGAACAAGTGATGTAGATGGTAACTCCAGACAACCTGGGGACTTTACTTCTGACATGAATACTAGGGTATCATTGATGCCTAGATTCCAGAAAGTTAATAACCAAGTTAATGCCACAATCTATAGATCTCAGGTAATTCAGAAGCATATCCCCAACATTAGTGATGGTATCTTCCACTTCCTGGTTCTAGCTGCTGACAATAAGATTACTGAGGAGTTCACTGCTCAGAACTATCTACCCAAGATTGAAAACTTCTATCCACAACTTGATAGAGACAATCTAAATGAGAACCCACCATCAGCCAAGTCTTTCGCCAAGAGAGATCCAATGGGTGATATTGCTGTTGATGATCCAGAAAGCAGCATTACAAGAGAAACTGTTGATAAGATTGGTAGAGTTATTGGTGTTGGTAGATCTGTCATTGCTGTTGAAAGAGATGACTCTAGTGGTATTACCACAGTAACTCTTGACAGAAGACATGGACTTTCTGGTATTGTAACATATAGTTCACTATCAGGTGGATCAGGATTTACTGCTGGAAATTACTATAATGTAAAACTAATTAATGATGGAACATCCACATGGGATGGTGCAACAGCTAAGATCACTGTTGGATCTGGTGGTGCTGTTATTGGTGCAAAGATTATTTCTCCTGGTTCTGGATATCTAGATGGTGAAGTTCTTGATATTGATGGATTCTCTGGAGCATCACTAACTATTTCAAATAGTGGTATTGCTTCTGCTACTGATAATGCCATCCAACTAACTGGTGTTGGTAAAACTGATGATGGCGTCTACAGAATTACGAGCATTCCTGAAGCAAATAAAGTTGCTTTTGCAATGACATCTGGTGATCCAAATGTTCTATTGAATCAGTACCTTGTCAACTCTGGTAAGTCTGTAGCGATTAGCACTATCACCAAAGTTGGTAACATTAACACTGTCGTTTGTAATGATGCTCATGGTTTGATCTCTGGTTCAAGTCTTAAGATTGTAGATTCATCAAACAATAGAGTTGGTGAATATAATGTACTAGAAAGAGTTGGAATCAATACCTTCACAATCTCTACTGAAGACGATCTACAAACAAATCCATTCAGAGTTCTTCCCACAACATTTGCAGCTAGAGGTGGAAACATCAGTGATGAGACAGAATCACTAGGTTCTAGAGGTGTAAACCTTTGGGATGGAGACTCTGGTTTACTTGGTAATGATCTAGGTTCTGGTAAGGATGATAATAAGATTGTAATCAACCTTGCAAACTCTGGTATCTCTACAACAGATAGATTCCCACTAGGAACATATCTTGAGATTGATGGCGAAATCATGAGAATTGCAAGTGCTGAATTCTCAGGATCACTTAACAATGAACTAACAGTTATTAGAGGTTATCTTGGTTCCAATACTAAGACTCACCAAGAGGGAGCTTTAATTCGTAGAATCAAGGTATTTGGTACAGAACTAAGAAGACCTTCTATTCTTCGTGCATCTGGTCACACATTTGAATACCTAGGATATGGTCCTGGTAACTATTCAACTGGTCTACCACAGGTTCAGACAATTACTCTGACACCTAGAGAAGAGTTCTTAACACAATCTCAAAATAGATCAGCTGGTGTGGTTGTATACACCGCTATGAATAATGACGGTGACTTCTTCATTGGTAACAAGATTATCAATCCATCTACTGGTGAAGAAACAACCTTTAATGCACCTATTCCTAGTATTCGTGGTGAAGATCCTTCAGTTCTATCTGTTATCTTTGACGAGGTTGTTGTCAATGACAGACTAACAGTTGAAGGTGGTGCTTCTAAGACTATTCTATCTTCCTTCGGTGGTCCAGTTTCTATTGACAACACACTAAATGTTTCTGGAAATACAACACTTGACGGAAACCTAGAACTAGGTAATGACTTTAGCGTATCAGGAAATGTCAATATTGATGGTAACTTAAATGTTACTGGTGTTGGTACGTTCACCAATCAACTTGATGCTAAGGCTGGTGCTGACTTTGCAAATGTCCAAATTGGTGTTGGATCCAGTACAGGTGTTATCAAGACAGCAACTGGTGATTTAACTCTTGAATCTTCTGCAACTAATGTTGTCAGAATCAATGACAACATGGATGTTGTCGGTAAACTATCTGCAGACTTCCTAATTGTACCTAACATTCCACCCATTGGTGGTGTTATGAACTTTGCAGGACATTCATCCAAGGTTCCAGTTAATTGGAAACTTGCAGATGGTGCCGAATTAGATCAAGCAACATATCCAGATCTATACAATGCACTAACAAATGATGGAACTACTTTCCCATTTGGTGAAAACCCAACTGCAACTACATTCTTACTACCAAATCTAAGTGATAGATTTGTTGTTGGTGCTGATACAACTTATGTAATGGGTTCTAACGGTGGATCTGCTGATGCAATCACAGTTGAGCATAATCACGTTGTTAATTCTGTTGCTGCTTCAGATCATAGTCATGGTACAAGTCAGGTAGCAGATCACGGACACTCAATCCAAGCAGCTGCTGATCATAGTCATACTTCTGATAGTGCTGGTAGTCACGCTCATAATAATAATAGTGGTGGTGGTCACTCTCATAACACCAATAATGCTGGTGGACACAACCACAATACCTCTGGTAATGGTAACCACTCACATAACACCAATAATACTGGTAACCATTCCCACAACCACCAAAGAGCAAATGGTGGTGTTGAACGTGGTAACAGAAATAATCAGTCAGCAACTTCTAGATATAACAATGCTAGAACAGGTGGTGGTGGTGCTCACTCTCACAATACCTCTGGTAATGGTAACCACTCACATAACTGCAATAATAACGGAAACCATTCCCATAACACCAATAATGCTGGTGGACACAACCATAACACCAATAATGCTGGTGGACACAACCATAATGTTGCTGCTGCTGGTGGTCACTCCCACGGCACTGTTGATGCTGGTGGGCACAACCACACCACAAATAGTGAGGGTGCTCACAACCATGGCATCACACCAGAGGCAGCTGGACAAAGTGGAACCAATGCAAATCTACCCCCATACTATGCACTATCTTACATCATTCGCGTTTCATAATAAATACTAAAAAACCCCTGCATCGATGGCTAATTTTAAGAAGGTACTAAATTTCAGGGAAGGTGTTCAGGTTGACGATAGTACGTTTGTCGTAAATGGATCATTAGTTGGAATCGGAACATCGGTTCCAACTACTTTCTTTGATGTTAGGAATGAAGCCAACTTTGTTGGTGTGGCAATTACCGACGTAACTGTTAGTCGCGGAGCAACTTTTACAACAGGAGTTAAGGCTGGTATTGTATCAGTCTTTTCTGGTATTATTACTTCTTCAACTGGAGTAACTACAGATATTAAATTCTTTGGTGATGGAGCTGGATTGCAAAATATACCAACATCACAATGGGTTGATGTTGATCTAGGTATTGGCGTATCCAGTGTTTATAATGGTGGAAACGTTGGTATTTCAACTCTAGTTCCACAATATACACTACAAGTTGGTGATAATCCAGAAAGTGTAGGTGCCAATGGTGTAGGCATCAGAGAAGGAAACATATATGTTTCAGCTGCTGTAACTGCAACTAGATTCCATGGTGATGGTGCAAATCTAACAGATCTTGATGCTGATGAGATTACAACTGGTATTGTAACACAGGCAAGAATCCCAAGATTAGAACTGTCGAAGATTCCAATCCTACCAGTAGAGAAGTTAGAACAAAATCTAGAGTTTACTGGTGTAATCACTGCCACTGAATTCAGTGGACCAGTTACTGGTGCTATTACTGGCGATATTCTATCATCAGGCATCTCAACATTTGTAGATCTAGAAGCAACTGGAACTGTAACTGCTACAGCTTCAACTGCTAGAACATTAACTGGAACTCCCGATATTCGTGTTGGATTTACATCTGCTAATCATGCAGATCTAGGTATTGGACTAACAGTTAATCGTGCAAATATTCCTGGTGATGCCAATGTTGGTGTTTTAACTGTTACTGGAAATAGTTTCAAAGTTGGAACAGATGAGTTCAATATTATTAATAGTAAGATTGGTATTGGTACAGAGCAGGCAACAACATCTAAGGTTGTTATTGCTGATGCTGAGGATACTAGATTAGAAGTCTTTAGTGAATCTGGTTTTGCTGCCGTAAATCTAGGTGGTAACTTAGGTATTGGTGTAAGTACAGTAGAACTAAGATATAACGATGAAGATCTAGAACTATCAAACTATGCAAATGGTGATGTTTCATCATTCCTTGGACGTGATCAATCTACTCCAAATGGAAACTTTAGATGGTTAGAGGCTGATCCAGCAGTTGAGATCATGACTCTAACTGGTGATGGTCGCTTAGGTCTAGGTAATACAAATCCACCTACAAATCTATATGTAACTGGTAGTTCTTCCGTAACTGGAGTATCTACATTTGGCAGTAAAGTTGATATTGCTGGAGATCTTCATGTTCAAGGTGCGGTTAGATATAACAGTATCTCAGGTGTTTCAACAGCATTTGATTTTAATGTAAACAATATTGCTACTATTGAGACACTGAATGTTACCACTGGCGTAACACTTCCTGATGTACTTATCAACCTCAATAATACAGCAGGTGTATCCACATTCTTCGACGTAGTATTCTTACAAGCACCCGATTTTACTGCATTCACTGACTTCAACTATTTTACAAATGTTGGTGTAACTACAGTTAGAAACTTTGATGTTGCAGATGGAATGACCGTTGGTGGAATCACCACGTTCTCGAACACTGTTCACTTCCCAACACTACCAATACTTAATTTAACTGATTTAACTGTTGCTGGTGTAACTACATTAGGTGATGTCAGTATTAATTCAAATGCACTTGCAGGTATTTCTACATTCCAAGGTGGTATTGACTTTGGTGGTAATGTAACTATTGATGGTACTAATGGTATAGTTCTAACTGGTGTTGCAGTAACAGTTGATCAACTAGACATCAGTGGATTATCAGATCCACTTATTTTCCCAGAATCTCAACAGTTCAATACTACTTCTGGTATTTCAACCTTTAGTGATCTTAACATTCTTGGTGTTCTTACAGCTATCAATGAAATTCGTACTAATAGTATTGTAGCTGAAGATGGTAGTGTTGTTAATTTCACAGAGGGACTTGTTAGTTCTGGTATTGTTACTTTCGATAATACTTTTAATGCTAACACAGTCAGACTTGGTATTGATTTTGATACCCATGGAAAAATTGGAGCTGGTATAGCCAATCCTAGATGTGTAATTGATGCTGGTATTGCCACTGATAGTTTCATCTTACCACCAACACCAAACACAACTCAAAGAAATGATTTCTCTGTTAATGCAGAAGGAGCATTTATCTTTAATAGCACCACTGGATCACATGAAGGTTATTCAGGTAGTCAGTGGTATAGACTGGGACACCCTGATTATGTTCCTGTTCCAAGTCAAACTGATACAACTAGAGATGCATTGAGTAGTGTACCAGATGGAGCTATTATTTGGAATAGTGATGAGAATGAACTTCAATACTGGAATGGATCAGCATGGAGAGCTATCCGTAATGAGTCTACCTAATACTTGACAAAACTCTAAATCATGTGTAGAATTTGGCTTGTCCAGAATGATGAGACATAATGAGCTCTTTAAAGAGTATTGAAAGACATCGTTATGATGGAGATACAATTATAGAGACTAGGGTTCTAGAGTTTGAGCCCTGGTCTCTTGATTGTATTGATGAAGTGATGGAACTAATACAAAAAGAACTTACCGTAGATCTATTGAAAGGGAAGAGATTAATGTACCCTAGAGATAAGGGTATCAATAGATTCTATGGTCACTGCTATCATGCCACTCAAGCATTATCATATCTAATTGATAGTGATGAGTTGGTATCATATAGTGGTGTAGATTATCGTGATGAGAAACATTGGTGGTTGCAATATGGTGAGATGGTATATGATTGTACGGCTGAACAATACTGGTCAGTAAAACAAAACCCACCATATGATGTAGGAAAGAAAACAAAATGGTATGGGTGGAAAGGTAGACCACAGCAGGTGTCTCTTGAGTTATGTAAGAGGGTTCTCGGGGTGAGACTCAAAAAAGATTGGATAAAGGGTTGACAGGGCAGGCAGATCATCGTATATTAGCCATGTGATCGGGACAGGAGTTCAACTCCCGAGGTCACACTGTCAACCTTACAATCATTCAATGGTAAACGTTTCACAGACTATCTCAGTAGAAGTCCTTGCCATGTGGCAAAAGGTTCTTCTGACTTGTAACAACCCTCTCGGATTGACCGAAGAGTTGGTTGAAAAGACTCTCAAGACTGCACCTCCGAAAGAGTATCCTGGTGCAACTTTCATGGGTCGTTATATCATTCCACGTCAGTTTGTTCGCTATGATGAAGCAGAACAACCTCGTGATAAGAACAACGACTCTGAGCACGTTAATAACCTGACCAACAATTTCAATACTGTTGGTTATCGTGAAGATGCTCAACCCCCTATTGCTTGCTTTGACTCTCAGAGCACCAGTATCTTTGCACTTAAGGCGCAAGCTGGTTTCAACCGTGATGGTGCCCTGAACAATTTGGGGCAAGAGTGCTACATCTTCGACATTTATGAATACGAAGATGAGTATGCTGAAGTTGTTGCTCGTAACATGAGCAATCACCACAGCAATCCTCAGTTGGATCAAAAGATCCCTGATTATGTGAAGGAGGTTGTCAACGCTAAAGAGCGTGGTCTAATTGAGAACACTCAGGCTGCTATTGACGCCTTTGTTGATGTTATTGCTGCTGATCGTACTCCACAGCAACGTGGCAAGATCAAGAAGTCTTCCTACAGTGAGTGTGAAGTCTTCAGCAACTTCCGCACTTACAACTCCACTGGTCACAGCAAGAACACCCTGAATGGGTTCATCTCTAGCAACGGACTTGCTAAGCAGGGTATTGAGAACCGTACTGCTGAAGAGATCAAGAAGCAGGGCTATATTGTGTATTGCTCTGGTTCTGGTAACAACAAGTCTGTATGGGCTCGTGCTATCAGTAATGCTGTCAAGTACAATGTACCAGTCTATGTGATTGGTTACTCCCAGAATCGTGTAGAGGATCTTGATGCCTTCCGTGAGAAGTTCATCAACGATTGGAACGATCAGAAGGAGATCTGGGTACAGTTTGCCATGAGCATCTTTGATGACTGTGGTGAATTTGATGAGTCACGTATTCAAGTCAAACTGGCTGGATTCATGGCACAGTATATCAAGCCTGACCCCAACGATAAGGGTCGTCCCACTGAACAGAACATGGTAGACATGTATGGTCAGACTATCACTTTTGATAAGACTGCCGCCTGTCTTACCCTGACTCAACCCTGAGTCTGTGTGCCAATTTGCAAACTGGTTCAGGGGCCCTTCACAGGGGCCCCTGTTCTGCTATAATTATGTCATCAACGCAAGAGGTTATGCCCATCACTCTCCGCCCCCATCAGACCGATGCTGTCAACGCTATGTGGGACAACAACAAAGGTCAGGTGATCATCCCCACGGGTGGTGGCAAGACCATGTGTATGATTGAAGACGCTCTGACCGAACTTGAGCAGAGCAAGCGTCCTAAGACTATTGTGGTCGTCGCTCCCCGCATCCTCCTGGCGGTGCAGCTGTGGGAAGAGTTCACTGAGCACATCAAAAATGCAGAGGTTCTGCATGTTCACAGTGGTGAGGTTGATAATGCTTCTACCACCAAAGTTGATCAGATCAAGATGCACCAAACCATCTGTCGTACAGTTGGTGTTCACGAACTGATCTTCACTACTTATCACTCACTGCATCGTCTTCAAGAGGCAAACATCTACGTTGACACCATTTATTTTGATGAAGCGCACAACTCTGTTCAGCGCAATTTCTTTGGCGCTACCGAGTATTTTTCTAATCACGCTCGCCGTTGCTATTTCTTCACTGCTACTCCTAAGCATTCTCTCACTATCTCAAAACCTGGGATGAATGATCCTGAGGTGTATGGTCAGGTGATTCACAATGTCCCTGCTCCTCAGCTTGTCAAGGAAGGTTATATCCTCCCTCCTAAGGTTGTGATTCAAGAGTTGCCTACTGGTGAATATCGTCAGTCTGACTGCACCAACCTGTTGCAGACTATTGACGATAACTCTCTCAACAAAATCCTGATTGCTGCACGTT